CCTGCTGGATGATACCAGAGAACTCTTCCTGAACTTCAACCTTGTCTCTAACGCAAGCAATCATCTCATCGTGGAAGCTGCCTGTCAACGTCTTTCTTGAATATCTTTTCTCCATTTCTGTGAGGGTATTATCCACCCACATATCGAAGAAGTACGAGCCTGTACCCTGAGCCAGAGTAGAGAATCGGTCACTCTCTTTACGGAGAGCGTACAAGAAACCATTGATAGGGTTTACCAACCACTTCTTACCGTGAGCATCAGTGATCACCACCTGCTCATCAGCAATAGCTTTTACAGCCCAGTTCAACTCCCAGTATGCCTTGTGGAGAATCTCGCCTTCCTTCAAGGATACGCCAGCAGCACGAGCAATCGCAGCAGGGCCAGCATTGTACACCGAAGCGTAGTTCGTTGTCTTGCCCTTTTTACGAGAGGCTTTGGCGTTAGCGCTCTTGTTGCCCTTCATAAACTCGTCAAACTCAAGCTGAGTCACCATCTTGGCAATCAGGGCCATCATGATGTGAGGGTCATAGTCCTCAGCCTGCATCGTCTTAACGTATTCAGGGTCATGAGGTAGCATGAAGTGGTGCTTCACACGGTCTTCAAGAGACGACAAGTCAGAGCCCAGAAGGCACATACCCCTGCCAGCAATCAAAACACCTCGCACTTCCTCACCAAAGGCTTTGTCAATGCCGGGCAAGTTTACCAGCTCACGATGCTTCACACGCAAGGTGTTAGTGAATCCACCAATACGGGCCTGTAACCACTTACCTTCCCGCAAGTCACGAGAGAAGCCATCCAATACACTCAGACGGTGCTTTGCCACGTTATAGTCGGCATAGAGCATAATCTCTGGCACTTCCTCTGCAAGGTCAATTACAGACTCACAGAGCTCCTTACCATCATCACCAGCCTTTGTGATCTGTGGAATCTCACGCTCTGCCGGTCGAGAATCCTTCCAAGCAGTCCAAGCTCCACGTCGAGCACCATCCTTTGGCTTTGCAGCAATCCAAGCAGTGAAGGCAACTTCATCCTTCTCATACTTGAACGTCAAAGGTACCCAACCCTTACTATACAGGAAGTCTTTCACCTGTACAGGACTGTTGGCCGAGGGATCTTTGTAACCAGAGAGGATCTTGAAGCCACCTTCTTTTCCGGTGTTCTCAACAACCATCTCATTGCCGTAGATATCCTTTGGCTTTCGGTCGATCAAGTCAAGTACTTTCTCCCAAGCCTCTCCATGTTTGGAGATTGTACCATCATCCTTGTGTGTCTTGGCTGGTTTCTTCTTGACTTTGTACTGGGGAACCTTAGGCATGACACCTTCCAGTTTAACCCGGAACTCTTCACACTTTACAGCTACCTCTGCCCTTACACGATTTAGGCGTTCAACGTCCACCTCCCAACGTGTCTTCTCCTGAAGCCTTGCACAGTCCATCTTGAACATGAGGAACGTGAGGATAGAGTCAATTGCCTCATCAACAGAGCGCCCCACCATATCGTCAACAGGAATCCACTCATCTGGGGTAATTCGTGTCCCACCAACGTTCAGCACATTTCCTGTCTTCTGGTCTTCCTGCCCATTGTCGATCACTTCCTGAGCCCGAATATACATATCGGTCAGGCGGTTCATCAAGTCTTTCCACAGAGCTTGGTTGATCTTTACGTCTTCCTGACAGCGGTTAGCCATCGTAGCATGGTGCTCTTCAAGATCAACACCCACACCAGTCCAATCTGCAATAGGTGGCTTGGCAATGCCATAGTCATCGAAGAACGAGTCAAGGCCATGCTGTCGTCGGTCAGGGTTCAAATACCAAGATACAGCCAAGGTATCAATAACCATCAGGCGCTTTAGGTCTACTCCAAGGATCTTTTCAGCCAGCGGAATGTCGAATGAGATACCGTTATGGAACACCACAGGGACGTTGTTATCCATGTGCCATTCAAAGAACTTGATCATCCGTCCGTGGTCTCGACCATCAATGGACTTAACCTCACCAGCCAACATTTGGTAGGATAGCACCCAGATACAGGTTGCATTGTCCAGTAAGTCGTTAGACTCAAAGTCTGATACCGTAGCTTTACGCCAGTTGGTTATCTGTTTCATACTTGACAAATCTCCTAATCAACGCAGATGCAATTCGGGCATCTAACTGCGAAGCCGCTATACTCCTAGCTTGTTTTAACTTTTCAATACCCCAAGCATTATGTGCAGCTTCAGTCGTAAGGAATACACCAAGGTAAACTTTACCACACTTTGCAATAAACCTACCATATTGATTCTCAACAACACCGATAGGATGTAGCCCCCTATCACTAGCCCTATCTGTCAGGAATTTATTGACAGCACCTGAAACAAAAACACAGTTTTCTGGTGAATAGTGCATATTACCATCAAGTAAGATATCTTTATCTAGTTGCTTCCCCTGCCAGTCCTGTAACAACATCCAATTTTTAAATTTACTGAAAGTCAACCACTCAGGGCAAACTGTACAACCTATGTAACGTGGTTGCTTTTTATGCAGAACTTTAGAGTATGCTCTTCTTAGCATGCTGGCCCACACTATGTAATATGGGCACCAAACACTGCCGGGAGCCCTTGGCTTTATAGGGTAATCTGCATCATTCAAGCCTACACCAAAAACTCTCCTTTTGTTTACCAACGCTTTCATTCTCTCTCCTTTGTTTGCCTGAGAAGCCCGGAGTTACCCGGGCCATCCCTCTTAGAACTGAGGGTCAGGAATGTTTTCAAAACGCTCTGCTGGGTATTCAGCATCGTAGCTTGGCTCACGATAAGCCTGCTGCTGGTGATTACCACCTCCAGCACTCTGACTGCGAATGAACTCGTCATACTCAACAGTCTTACGCTTGTTGGCGTCGTACACCAACTGGCAAATCTCACCAGTATCACCACCACGCATCTTTGGAATGTCAACGTGAGTTGTGTTCTTAATGATTGGGTCAGGATTCATCTTGTCGCGGCTGATCACAATGTTACCAGCAGACGACTGCACAAACGTACCACTACCCAGAGCATCATACTCAGTTGCTTTCCTCCAACCACCCTCGCTATTCTGAGGCTTGCGAGTGTGCAGGACGTTGAATATCGTGACGCCACTCTTCACCATCTGTTTCTGCCACTTCATGTGGTCTTCTTGGTGCTCAGCGTTACTGCCCCGCAGAATGTCAGTCAATACGTCCACGACAATGATACGGCAACCGTACTGGTTGATCAACTTCTCAATCTGCTTCTCAAGCATCTTGATGTCACCATCACGCTCATCCAGAATCGAGAAGCGAGGCTGTCCCAAGTCGTTGGTCAGGAGGTTCTCATACAGAGCCATGACCTTTGGATCATCCAGATAGTCAAGGATCTTCTGACCTTCACCCAACCACATGAGGTTCTTCTCAAGGTGCAAGGAAAGCAAGTCAATCGTGTACTGACCATCAGTGTTCTCCAGAGAGACCACACCAACCTTCTCAGTGGCATTGAACATCCAGTAGTAGACCAAATCGTTGATGTGGGTTGTTTTACCAACCGATGTATCACCAATGATGTTGTAGATGCGACCTTGCAAGAACCCACCACGGGTGGCGTCTTCTACTTTCTTCCAGTGCTTCGGCAGGCCGATACGAGGACGCATGAGCTCTTCACGAACACTGCTCATCAAGCCCGAACTCTCCTTGATACCAGAGTTCACCAAAGGCTTACCAGCATAGAAGTCCCGGCAGAACTGCTTAGCCTTGCCATCTTGAAGCATCTTGTTGGGATCTTTGCCAGACCACAACACCATACGCACCTTCTCTTTCGGCAATACTGCCGCCACCGCCTCTGCTGCTGCTCGGCCAGCTTCGTCGTTGTCTAAACCGATGTGAATCTGATCAAACTGGTCACAGAAGGTAAACTGTGCAGCCACCTGCTTAGCGCAGCTAGATTCTCCACTGGTAGGACTAACAACAGCGATTGAGTCGTAGGAAGTGTCTGAGCGGTTCTCAAACAGCATCTGGTACGCGGCAACCTTATCCTCTTCACCACCAACAATCAGCAAGTACTTGCCCCGGGAAGTGAACTTCACCTGACCAGACAGTTGGCTCTTGTTGCCAGTAACGCCAGTCTTGCCATGCGAGAAGTCTTTCGGGTGATTACGGCATTTGTAGCCAGAGATTTTACCCTCTGAGTTTGTTTCTGGGTAGTACCGGGCCAACACTTCTCCTGTGTCAGACAACTTGGTCAAGTGACCAAAGAACTTGTTGTGTTCGTCCTTGATGCCTCGGTAGTCGTGTGCAACATAGCCAGTGGAACGAATCAAATCAACGATCTGCTCACGGCTCATTTCAGGTACAACAGCTTCAATTACAGCTTCTGACACTGGTTTGCTCTCCATGTATTCTTTCTCTGAAACGTTTAAAAGTGACAACACCTTCTCTTTGGCTTTCGGAAACTTTAAGTTTTCCATTAGGCCAACAAAGTCGATGGAGTCACCTCCTTTACCACAACCATAACAATGGAACTTGTCTTGGTCGTCGTAGATGTTGAATGACGGCGTGCTCTCATTGTGATCTGGCAATGGGCATACAATCTTGTCGTCATTCTGTGAATCTGTGTAGCTATCAATTACTTCACGAATCCAACTCACTCAGTCCCTCCATCAATCAAGCATTTACCCTGCATACGAGCACCAAACTCAATAACTGCCACTCCTTTAAGCTCAGCGTCTCGCATTACAGGCGTACCCAAAGCCTCAACATGAAGCTTTGTGTCCTCTCCAATAACCCCGAACTGGCGGTCATACATCACTTGCTTTGCCTTGTTGCCGTAGGCAGAGCACTCAGCCTCAAGCTGGGTCATCTCCGACTTATACACCGGCTCGATGAATGTTACAGGGAGTTCCTTTGCAGCAACATCAACAAACCCCAACATACCGAAGGTGAAAAATGCACCAACAACAGTACCAATCACAAAGTCTTTCATCTCTTCCCTCCTATTTACATCTGCAATGAGCCCCAACTAGAGGCTCATTACAAAGCAATTACTTGATGTTGATGAATGGAACCGGAGTGTTACCACCAATCATGGTAGGCAGCTTGCCATCCCACTTGTCAACGGCGTTCAGCTCAACCATGCCCGGGTTCTTGCGCAGAGCTTCACCACGGATGTTCAACGACTCAGCCTCACCTTGAGCCTTCAGGATTGCAGAATCCTTCT